GGGAAGGTGGCAGCCCGAAGGGCTGACGGAAGAGGGTCGTCCCCTTCAGGGGACGACAGTGCCCTTTGGGCACAACCTCTCCCGCCCCCTTGCGGGGGCACCCTCCCCAAAGGGGAGGGCTTTGAAATCATAAAGGAGGAATGGTTATGGAATTGGAACACAGGCAGGAGGAGCAGCTGCCCATTGGGGCGGAGCAGCTGCGCGTCTTTACCCGGACGCTGGAAAAGTACAAGGCGGGGAAGGCAAGGACGGAGGGGCGGATCCAGGCTTCCGAAAACTGGTGGAAGCTGCGCAACTCCATGGAGGAGCAGAAAACCACAAATATCGGGGGCGACGGGGGCTTTCGGAGTGTGTCCGGGTGGCTCCACAATGTGATCGTCAGCAAGCACGCCGATGCCATGGAAAGCTACCCGGAGCCCAACATTCTGCCCCGGGAAGCCGGGGATGCCCAGCAGGCGCAGATGCTAAGCAGCATCATTCCCTGCATTCTGGAGCAGAACCATTTTGAAAAGACCTACTCCGATGCCATGTGGCAGAAGTGCAAGACCGGCACCGGGGTTTACAAGATCATCTGGGATCAGAACAAGCTGCACGGGCTGGGGGACATTGCCATCGGTCAGGTGAATCTGCTCAACATCTACTGGGAGCCCGGGGTGACGGACATCCAGAAAAGCCGGTATTTCTTCCACACGGAGCTGTGCGATGCCGATGTACTGCAGGAGCAGTATCCGCAATTAGTGGGAAAGCTCAAGGGCAAAGGTTTCATGAGCACGAAATTCCTCTACGATGATCAGGTGGACACGGAGAACAAGCACACCGTCATTGAGGTCTACTACCGCAAGCGCATTGCGGGAAGGGACACCCTGCAATACTGCAAGTATGTGGGCGATCAGGTATTGGAAGCCACGGAGAACGACCCCTGGCTTTCCCAGGTGGGGCTATATGACCACGCTCAGTTCCCTTACGTCTTTGATCCTCTGTTTCCCATTGAGGGCAGCCCCTGCGGCTACGGCTATGTGGACATCTGCCGGAACCCTCAGACGGAGATCGATCTGCTGAAAACCAGCTTCGTCAAGAATGCCATGGTGGGGGCAACGCCCCGGTACTTTGTCCGGGGAGAGGGAGGCGTGAACGAGGAGGAGTTTCTGGATCTGAACAAAGCCATCGTTCACACCAACAGCAACACCGGAGAGGATTGTCTGAGGCGAATTGAGCATGACAGCCTGGATGGCAGTTATCTCAGCGTTCTGGACAGGACGATTCAGGAGCTGCGGGAAACCAGCGGCAACACGGAGACAAGCACCGGAAACATTCAGTCCGGGGTCACGGCAGCCTCGGCAATTGCGGCATTGCAGGAGGCAAGCGGCAAGGGCAGCCGGGACAGCACCCAGAGCGCCTACCGCGCTTACACCCGGATCGTGGAGATCTGCATTGAGCTGATCCGGCAGTTTTACGATCTGCCCAGGCAATTCCGCATTGTGGGGGAATACGGCACCCATGAATTCATCAGCTACACCAATGCCGGGATCAGGCAGCAGCACCAGGGCAGCGACTTCGGGGAGGACATGGGCTTTAGAACCCCTGTATTCGACATCAAGGTTTCTGCCCAGAGGCGCAACGTATACACCAAGGTGACCCAGAATGAGCTGGCGCTCCAGTTCTTCAAGCTGGGATTCTTTAACCCGCAGCTGGCGGAGCAGGCACGGATGTGTCTGGAGATGATGGAGTTTGACGGCAAGGACGGCATTTTGCAGCAGGTTGCCAGGAATGGGCAGCTGCATCAGAAGCTCCGGCAGTACATGCAGCTGGCGCTGGGGCTGGCGCAGCAGATCGACCCCGCATTGGCGCAGACCATCAGTCAGGATATTGCGGCTGCCATGGGCGGCGGAAACGTCCCGGCAGGGGGTGCGGCTCCCGGCACCCTGGTGAGCGATCACATTTCCGGGCTGCGGAAAAAGGAGCCTGCCGTTGTGGAGAATGCCCGGCGGCGCAGCGCCAATGCAGCCGCCCCGGGAGGGGGCGGGGTATGATCAGAATTGCTTACCACCGGGAGGCTTGCCGGGTGGTCATTCAGGGTCATGCCCACAGCGCGGAGCCCGGGCACGATCTGGTCTGCGCCGCCGTTTCCGCCCTCGCCTACACCCTGGCGGGAAATGTCAGGGAGCTGGAAAGTGGGGGGAAGGTGCGCTTTGCCTATGCCAGGCTGGAGAGCGGGGATGCGGAAATCGGCTGCACCCCGAAGGGACGGTGGGAAGACACGGTAAGGTGCCTGTTCGACGGGGTGTGCCTGGGGTTCCGGCTGCTGGCGCAGCGGTATCCGGAGTATGTGGTCTGGGAGGTTTACGGGTAATCGGGGTGTGAAGTGCATGATGCAGAGTGCAGAGTGCAGAGTTGTGGTGTCCCTTCGGGACGGTTTGGAATTTGCGGCGGGCTGAGGGCAGCCCGCCCTACCGAAGGAAATACAATGACGCACCTACCGTAGGGCGGCTTGCCCTCAAGCCGCCGCAAAAACGCAGTATGCCATTCGGCGGCTTGAGGGCAAGCCGCCCTACGGTAGGACTGTGCGACAAACGCCAATTTGCCGGGCGGGTGTGTGGGGGTAAGGGATAGAGAAGCGGGGGCTTTTTGTGGTATGACATAGGCAGATCTTCTGCAAAGTGCAGAGGACTCGGTGGACTCGCCGCCCACACGAAAGCGGCAGACTGAATCGGAGGATTTACGCATGTTCAATATCAAATGGCTTGACTTACAGCTGTTCGCCGGTACCGGCGACGGCGGCGAGGGAGCCGCAACCGGTGAAACCGCTGCCGATCCCGGGCAGCAGAGGCTGCTGGAATTGGGGGTTCCGGCGGACAAATTAAGAAAACGGGCGAACAAAAAGGCTCCCCGGCTGACGAATGGTGCGGTAAGGTCTGCACCGGTGCAGCCGGAGAGCAGGCAGGTCGCCGCTGCCGACCCCACGGAAGGAACGGAAAGCCGGATGACCTGGGAGCAGATCGTGGCTGACCCGGAGTACAATGCCCAGATGCAGCGCATGGTACAGTCCCGCCTGCGGGATGCCAAGGGCGCGGAGGAAAATCTGGGAAAGCTGGCTCCCATGCTGGAGCTTCTCGCCAGAAAGCACGGCATGGATCCGGAAAAGCTGGACTACGATGCCCTCGCCAGGGCTGTAAGCCAGGATGCCGCCCTCTCCGAACACGGAGCGGAAGCTGCACCGAACCCTGGGCAGCAGGTGTTCCGGGACCATATCCGCAAGCTGGAGGAGCAGGGAGAGGCGATGAAGCAGATGTTCCCGGAGTTTGACCTGCGCAAAGAGCTCCAGAACCCCGCCTTTGCCAGAATGACTGCCCCCGGGGTGGGGATCAGCGTGGAGGATGCCTACCACGCCCTGCACCGCAAGGAGATCCTCTCCGCCGCCGGGCAGGTGATCGCCCGGAAGACGGCGCAGAAGGTTTCCAATGCCATCCGCTCCGGCAGCATCCGTCCCAGCGAAAACGGCACCTCCGGTCAGGCACCTTCCGTGACCACCTTTGATTACAGCAAGGCATCCCCGGAGCAGAGGGCTGCCCTGAAGGCCTACATCCGCTCCGAGGCGGCACAGGGCAGAAAGGTGCAGCCCGGCGCATATCCCGGGAGGGGATGAGGGCATAGCCGCGGGGGGCAGGATGTGAAATTCAAAATGCAGAATGCAAAATGCAAAATTGCAGTGTCCCTTCGGGACGGTTTGAATTTTGCGGCGGAGCCGCCCTCTCCCGCCCCCTTACGGGGGCACCCTCCCCAGAGGGGAAGGCTTTTTCGGACGGGAAATAAGTCCCCTACAGGTAAGGTTCGGCACCTGAATGTAGGGACACCCGTCCCCGGGTGTCCGGACTGCATTCCGCAACCGGGTGCGGTGGGCGGGTTATAACCCGCCCCTACAGTCGGGGGAACGGACATTGCCCCAAGTGGGAGGCTTTAGGCGACCGCAAGGGTCGCCCCTACGCGGGGCACCCTCCCCGGCAGGACGGACACCCCAGGAGGGGTGTCCCTACAGGAACGGGAATACCAAGTTAAGGAAAAGGAAGGAGAAATTGCTATGAATGAAATGAACAACATGCTGACCATGGAGCTGCAGCTGTTCGCTGAGGCAGGAACCGTGGTCAATGCCACCGGCGGCTTCGTCAATGCCTACGACGGCACTTCCCAGGGCTTTGACGGTGCAAACTCCCTGGCTGGGGAGCTGAAGACCTTCTACGATACGGAGCTGCTGGAAAATGCCCGGGTGGAGATGTTCTACGCCCAGTTCGCTAAGAAGCAGCACCTGCCTGCGAGCCGCGGTACGACTGTGGAATGGCGCAAGTGGAACACCTTCCAGAAGGCGGGCGTTCTGCAGGAGGGTGTGATCCCCACCGGGCAGAAGTTCGGCATGAGCACCAAGACCGGCTCCATCAATCAGTACGGCACCTATGCTTCCGTGACCGACAAGCTGGAGCTGCGGGCTTACGATGATGTGATCCTGGGTGCCACCGAGGAGATGGGTGCTTCCGCCGCAGAGACCCAGGAAACCCTGATCCGGGACGGTCTGCTGGTGAACACCAACGTGCTTTACTGCGACAATGTGGAAATCGCCACCGGCATCGTTCAGGGGGCTACCCCCACTGCCTGCAGCCAGATGGAAGCCT